TTGTTGATGCCATAGCCTTCCAATCCTGTTTGCTTGTAAAGGCAAGACTCCGTGAACTCGTATTCCCTCCGCCATACCGTGCCTATTGTTGGGAGCATCGGGTCGTTCTCGGCCCAATTCTTTCCTTCCTTGATGACTATTCGTTTCATAGGCTCAAAATTAGTGGTTATTCGGTGAAATAGCTGTCTATGATGGCCTTGGCCGAATCAAAGGAGTTGGCCGTGCAAGCGAGATAGCCCTTCTTCAAGAGCCGCTGAATCATCTCCCATTGCTCGGCAAAATGTTCCGTTGCTGGTTGGCCATTCTTCTTGAAGAACCGCACCCCTGGACGCTTCAGTTCAATGAACAAGCCGTGATACCCTTTCCTTGGCTCAAAGATGAGCAGGTCTGGTATCGCTCTTGACGAGCGGAGTTTAGCGGTTTTCACGGCAAGGCCCATTGGCAATCGTATGCCCGATAAGTCAGAAGTGAATATCGCTTGTGGGTAATTGAGTCGGATGTAGAGGCATAGGCTCTTTTGGAGGTCGTATTCGGATTGTACGGGAACCTTTGGGCTTGGGCATTTCTTCATTCTTTGTTAGGTCGTTGTCGTTGTGTATCGTTTGCCAAAGACATTCCTCACCCGGTGAGAGAAAGGCTTAGAGCCTTTCTTCTCGTCCGAGATGATTAGAGCGATAACAAACACGAGCGACACGAACACGAAGATGAACCCGAATGTTATCCAAAGCGGAGCAAAGCACCACATCCAGGTCAACCCCGAACTTGGCAACAACAACTTCACCACGCACAACACCGCTGAGAGCAATGTCGGCCATTTTGCGAATACCCCCATTAGAACGGCATATCGTCTTTAGGAGCAGGGGCAGAGGCTTGAGCCGAATTAGGCTTCCAGGTGTTCAACTCGGCATTGTGGGTGCCATACTTGTCGGCTTCACGCTTCGGCCAACAGGCGATACGGACATAGCCCTTTTCGTCCCGATGCTCTTGGAGGAAGGCGATGAACTGATCCACATTACAAGACATCTCAAACAACTCCTTCCCGGAGATGATTTTCTTGTTAATGTAAATCCCCTTTGCGTACACTTTTTGATTTGATTGGTTTGACATTTTTTACGATTTTATGGTGTGGTTTTTGTTTGCGGTACCCTCTTTCTTCAACTCGTCTATACCTATGAGAGTACCATTCAGAGGCAGAGACCGTGTAATTCTTGGGATGCGAATATGCATCATAGCCCTCCTGATAAGCACTCACGAGGTGCTTGGTTTCAGTTTCCTTCATCTTCATCACTCGCTTGACAACATCTTGCTTGGTGACCAAAGGGGGCAGCGTGGATAGCCAATCCAACAATAGCTCTATCGGGGTTGATTTTCTTCGGAATCTCATTCTATGGAAGTCACTTTGATAACGGTAGCCGACTCACACTCATTCATATCCAACATCGGCTTTATTCTGTCTTGCAACATTTGGTTCGCTATTTCAGCGGTTTCCCAAGGGCCAAAATACATCTCTGGGCCAAAATACATCTCTGGCTCGGCCTTGAATTTCAGCAAGACAACATACTTGCTTTGGTCTTTTTTTATCCTGACAGACTGTTGGTCTTCAATCGCCTGGGTGATGGCCTGGACATCTCGTTCCGTGCCTCGGTAATCGGTCATAATATCCCTCTCAACCGCCCGAATTGAATGGATGATGGTGGAGTGGTCTTGGTTGAAGTATTGCCTTCCAATCGCAAGCTTGGGGATGTTGGTGTACTTGCGAATCATATAGCAGGCCACTTGCCTTGCGTGAACGACATCCCACAAACGGGTCTTGCTGAACAACTTGTCCTTGTGGATTCCGTAGTAATCCGATACAATGCCGATAATGTCTTCGGCCATTGTGTGTTCAATCTTTCCTATCATTTGGTCTTGGGCTTTTTGTTGTCGGTGTTTTTTGCGATGACATCAACGAGAGAACCGCAATAGGGGCAATACGGACCGCCCTTGATGTCTATTTGTGCCTGGGTCACATCGTGTTGTATCAGGCCGTGCTTATCGCACTTTCCAACGTATTTCATATCAAATTCAATAAAGGTCTTGGCACCAAATCGGGGTTTTCTCTCCCATATAGGCCCCCGATACGTTAAAGGAAAAGTATTCAATGGCCTCCTCAACAGAACCAATCTTCTCTGCAAGAATGTCTATGCACTTGGACACGCTATAAATCAATACCATTGACTTTTCATCCACGCCTATGATAGCGTCATCTAATCCATCGGCTTTCAAGAACTGCTCGTCTGGATAGGTTTCAATAATTCTTTCAAGTAATTTCATCAGAATGGCGCTTTTAGGGTTTGAATCTTCTCCTCAAAGGTAGGAATGTTTCCATTAAAATCCAACACTTTTGTGTATTGAAGTTTAATTTTCCCCATAGCCGTGCCAATCTTCCCATTCCGATTCTTCCTCACAAGGATTTCAAGGAGGTCAATGAGTTCTTGCTTTTGGGGATCGTGGTCTTCCATATACTCGGAAGGACGATACACGAACAGAATCTTGTCGGCATCATATTCAAGTTGGCCCGTTTCACGCAGGTCGCTCGGTTTGGGACGCTTGGAGTCCCTCTGCTCCACGCCCCTGGACAACGATGACACCAAGCAAATCCAAATGTTGAGCCTCTTGCAGATGGTCTTGATGTACTTGGAGATGTTGGTCACTTGGTCAATTCGGGGCTTGCCTCGGTCTTCTGGCAGGGGAGAAATCAGTTGGAGGTAATCAATGTATGCCCCTTCAATCTTGTGCTTCTTGATGAGTTTTATCAACTCCAATTCCATCCGCTGAGGGTCAATGCCGGGGACATCCACAACGTGCAACGGTGCGCCTTTGACCTTATCAATGTGCTGAGAGATGGCCAAAAAGTCTTGACCATTCATCCGTTCCTTGATGTCCAGGAAGACCTCTCCATCCACCTCGGCAAGGTTGGAAACCAATCGGGTCATCAGTTGCTCCGTGGACATCTCCAAGGTGAAGAAGGCCACAGGCTTTTTGTTCATCGCTTGGTTGAGAGCGTATTGCAGGGCCAAGGTGGTTTTGCCCATTGCAGGACGGCCACCCAGGATGATGAACTCCGAAGGCTTGAAGCCCGTTATCAGGCTGTCGGTGTTGTGATGAAAGGTTCGGGTGATGCTGTTGTCCTTCGCTCCCGTGATGACCTCGTTGAGGCCCATCATAAAGCCCAAGAGCAATTCGTGAACCTCGGTAGCAATCGGGTCGGGGTCTAAAGACTTGATGTCTTGGATTTCCTTGTAGAGGCGATCAACATCCTGGTGCTTGAGAAAGTCAATCTTGGTCTTCTCAATTTGGTCGTGGATGTACCGGCAATGCAATTCGTACCGGTACACCTTCCATCCATCGTGGGAATAAAGCCCTGAGTCAAGGCTTGCAAGGAACACCACATCGGTGGGGACATTCATCTCAATCATCCGTGAACGGACGGTCAGCGTGTTGATGGGCTTGTCCTCGGCCCGAAGGCTCCGAATGGCTTTGAAGGTATTCTTGCGGATTCCTTCATCAAAATACTCCTCTCGGAGTTGGAGGACGATATCCCCCGGCTTGATGATTTCGCAAATGAGGATGCCGAGGAGTCGGTCTTGGTATTCAGCGTACAATTCCGCTGGGAGGCGTGTAAAATCGGAGTGGTTGTTCATCGTTTTGGGTTGAATGGTAGGGTTTGTGTTGGGAATGGCCTCCAGACTGCGTAGGAAGCTCGTCATTGAACGCTTTATGGGTTAGGTATCTTACGGGGTCTTTACGGAACTTACGCTCTCTGTGAGCCTCTAAATAGGTCGGAAGGGTATTGCGGATTTTCTCAATCTCTTCATCGCTCAGTTTGAACCAAGCGAGGATGGCTTTGTCCTTACCGACCTTCTTGTCATAGAAGTTCCAGAAGCCCTCAAACATAGCCATCATTTCTTCTTGGGAGTGTTTAGAGTTCCTGCGGATGTTTTTGTTGGAGTATTTGGACGTTCCCTTCTCTTTTTCCTCCCCCACACCCCCTCCTTTATCTCTACCCTTTAGAGTGTTTAGAGTATTAGTATTATTTATATGTATAGAATTGTCTATATAATTATATATATATAGGAGGTTTTGTTGAAAAATCAAGTTTTCTCGCTCAATTTTGTCCACATAATCCTCCAGGTCTTTGACATACTCGTCCTGGTCAAGGTAGCATTCGGGGTTGGGTCGCATTAGGGTTAGGGGTTTGGTTGGTCAGTTTATAGGCTGACGCTGGGGGAGGTTTGGTAAGAATAGAGGCTGACGATTTGTTCACGAATGAGTACTTTCCCGAACAAGATATAACCCATTTTTTTCATCATAAGTGACGCTCTCGTTTGGTATGATTTTTACATCATTAATTGACACTTTGCAAGGTTCACTTAAGTAGCGGATAGATTCATTGTCGCTTTCGTGAATGACACCTGCTTCGCAAAATTTCGGGTTTATTCCCTTTGGTTGAAAGTATATCGTTTTCATGCTATGGGCTGACGGATTAATCATTCATTATATGCGATAAGGGTGCTTATTGACCGATTTCTCATTCATTGTATCCGATTGCATATTAAACGTGCGTTCGCGTTTCCGAATCCCAAATGGCACTCCATTTGAAATTCTTCCAGCTGTCCTTCCATAAAAGTTTAAACTTTTCTATGATTTTTGCTTCAAAACTTTTGGCCTCTTCCAAGGTGTCAAAGTCCTCCTGAAAATCATTCATCCCTCCTTCAGGATAATAGGCATCACCTGCAAATACTAAGAATCGTTTCATATGCTTAAGGTTTGATTGGTAAGGTTATAGGCTGACGGTGGGTTCACGAATGAGCGAGTTAGCGGTCAGTTTGCACATAAGCCTTGCAATTCGTGCAAAATACTGGGAATAATGAATCCCTTTCCGTTTCGGCATTTCTGCAAGTGCAAACCGAACTGCTAACAAGCGGTTGGCTCAATTTTTCAAGTTCAGTTACATAATCAATTAATTTGTAAAATTCATCAAGTGCCAACCCTTTTTGGTAGAAGTCAAGCTTGACGCCTCTTATCTGTGCTTTTAGGTTTTCAATTTCTGGTTTCATAGGCTTAAGGTTTGAAATAGTTTGTACGCACCACACGAATCGGTCAGGGTCTTCATCTGCGGCCCGAATCCGTTGCTACGGGATAGCACATACTCACAAGCATCCCCCTTGGCCCGCACCTCAATCACCCTCCAGGGGCGATTGTTGGTGCAGGCCGTGAGCAGGAATAGGAGGAGGATGGTTCGCATTTACGATCTTGATTGATACCTTGAGAGCAACTCGGCAACACGCTTGTTGGCTTCCTCGGCTTTCGCCAGAAGGTCTTTGAGGGTAGCGTCCATCTCGTTGGGCTTCTGGACAACGGCTCGCTTGGCCTTGAAGGTCTTGAACACTTCCTTGATCTTCACGCTTTGCTCGTTGATGCACTTATCAATGTCCTCTTGGGTAGGGACCTTGTTGAAGTCGGAGTAATACAGCGACTTGTTTTGCCCTGGACGAGAGCCTTTGGCGATGATGCCTTGGTCACGCATTGTTAGGTAGAAGGTGCGACCCACATTGTTGTCGGTCATAATCTTGTTGATGTCAAGGTTCCTAACTCCATTGAAGGAGGCGGTCCAAATCATCCAGAACGCTTTGACCTTGCGGTTGTAGCGGTCTTGCTCGGAGCCAAATACCTTTGGCTTGGCGGGGGCGTAGCGGGTCTTGGGGGTTGTTTCAAATAGATTCGTGTTCATTGTTTTTGGGTTTAAGGGTTGGTTAGATAGGAAAAAAGAAAAGGTTGTCTTCAAGTTCTTTGGCAAACTCCTTAAAAACTCTTGCCATTGCGGATTTCTCTTCTGCTCCAAGAAAAACGAGCCTTACCTCGGATATTTGGCTTGGGTCTTCGCTGTTGCCAATGCATTCAACTTTTGCCCGAAACTTTCCTTGGTCTTTTAGGGTTATGGCGAGATATGATTCTTTTGGGTCGCATTGACCATTATGCTCAATGGTAGCGTCAAAAGCACAATTTCCATCGTGTTTTAAAGTTAGTTTTCTCATTGTTTTTGGATTTAAGGGTTGGTTAATTGGGTAAATCATCAATCGTGTTGCCCTGGTTGGCTTCGTGTTCTTCGGTGCATTCCTGCAATCCACGCTGGTAATCAGCGTCTCTCTGCTCGGCTTCACGAGCCAAAGCGGATTCTAAGGTTTCGGTAAGGAAAAACTCACCGTTGTCCCTTTCCATATCTTCCAATTTTCGGAGGCGTAATTCCTTGATTAGCCATTCCATTGCGGTCATATTGCTCATTATTTGAAGGTTATTGCGATGGACGATTTGGTGGCCTTGGCTTCGCACACGGGGATTTCTTCACCCGTGTTAGGGTCCACAATCATTGACTTGCCTGCCTGCCTGAACGCAAGCTTCAGCAGTTCTTCTCGGTCTTTGAGGGCCGCTTTCATTTGGGAGTATATCGGGTCTTGGTCGCAGTTCGGGCCAAGGGATCCTTCCCTTATCTGAACACTCGCTCCGTAAACATCAAAGGACTTGCCGGGATGCTTGGCGGCCTCATCAGCAACAGTTTCTTCCGTCTGCTTGATAACGGCCTCAATCGCCTTGTGGATGGCTTTGAGTTTGATGTGGGCTTCCAGGGCATTGATATGCCCTTCGTTGATGCGATCCACCAGGTTGGTGGTGAGGAGTGCGATGTCGGCCTTGCCGACATCACTCCTGGGTATAGATACGAGTTCCATAATTAACGATTTTTAAAGTATTCAATCCCCTTGCGGTAACGCTCTTCAGTCCAATCCTCGGTCGGGGCGAACCGTGGGTCGTTGCGTTCTTGGTCGGTGGCCTTGACCGCACGCTCCAAGATGTATTCTTGGTGAATCTTTTGCAGACCGGCAGGGATGATGACGGGTGCCGTGGTGCGGGTCTTGGTTGGAGGAGCCACATCGTTCCTTGGAGGGGCTTGATAGGGCTTTGCAGGGATGACCGGCGCACCGTGCTTGCCTTTGTAAACATCAATCCCAATCCCAATCCAAGAGGCGATTTTGGTGATGGCATCCGTTGTCGCTCCCTTCGCAGCATCGCCCATATCATCGTTCGTGGACGAGGCTATGCACTCGTAATAGATGCCTGCGGATGGGATTTCAAGGATGGTCTTGGAGAGAGCGGTGTACTCGGTGCGCTCCCTGCCAGAGGATGTTGTCTTGACGATGATGGAGATTGGGGCCAAGAGTTTGGTCTTGACCATCCATTCCCCAACACCAAAGACCTCGTTGAGTCGCTCGGTGACGAAGATGCCCTTAATCGTGGACATCCCGGTTCTTGTTGGGTGGGCCGAAATTGCTTCGGGTGGTAGAGGCTCGGCTATCTTAGCGAGCTGCTCTGCGGTGAGGTTTTGTTTCATGGTTTGGATTTAAAGGCTTGAAATACTTGGTTTAATGCCGGGGCGCAATAAATTCCCAAGGCATCGCATAGGCTGACATACTCGGCAACGGTTAGGTGGATGACAACAATTTTGTCGGTCAAGACTTTTATCAAGTCCTCGCCAAGGGTCGGGAATTTTTCTTTGAACTCAAGGAGCTTCTTATACTCCGCTGCGTTCATTTGTTGTAATAGGTTCATTGTTTAGGGTTTAGGGGTTAAGGATTAAAGCGAGGATGAATCGGCCAAAGAATGCAATGCCCAGCATCGTGGTCAGCATAATGTAGCCCGTGGCAATGGCGGCCTTTATTTTGGCCTTGGTTTCGTGTGTCATAAGATTAGGGTTTAGGGTTATGAACGAAAGTGTGAACAAATATAGCGGGTCTTACCCTGCTTGCGCCACCTTGGAAAAATTATTTTCAATAATTTTATTGACATCCTGTTTCTTCCCAATCCCGTGGCTCCATTGGTACACATAATTGCGGTCAATGTTGAGGGTTCGGGCGATTTTGTCAATGCTCGTCTTATTCCTCGCCATCAATAGCCTCCGATACTCATCATCTCGGAGGGGCATCGTGAGGTCGGGCTTGGTCAGGCAGGCTTTGATGACTCTGGGCGATGCCGGTTCGTACTCATCGCATACGACTTTGAAATAGGCATCAATCGCATCAAATTGCTTGATTCTCGTGATGCCTTGGCTCCACCAGAACACGGTGGATATGGAGACCTCGCACTCTTTGGCGATTTCGTCCAGGGTTAGGCCCATACGCTTCATCAGGATTTTGATGGCTTCGGGCCGGGTAACGGTTTGTGGTTTTGGTTTCATGGTTTGGTTTGGGGGTTATTGTTTCCTGATAAATATGCGTCCAACATCGCCTTGGTGAATCTGATTTTTGACCCAGGCCGTGGTTGCAGTTTGTTTAGGTAGCCGTTTCGTACGGCATACCGAACGCCGTGGGTGGACAGTCTTAGGTATTGCGCCGCCTCCCTCAAATCGTATAGGGGATGGTTCATCTCGTTTGGGTTTGAGGGTTGATTAAATGGCTTTTTTTGCGTCCAGGTAGCGGCCATACAAGGCCCAATCAATCCTGAACGGGGACTTCACCTCGGAGTAATCCGGCTTTATACTTCGCTTGCACGCTCTCTTTATGTGCCTTAGCCAGCTGGCGAGGGGTTCCTGGGATGTAGGGTTCAATGATGTCAAATTCATGGTAAAAGGGTTTAAGGTTTTTTTCAATGTAAACTCGCAATCGCACTTGTTTTCTTCGGGTGTGCTTCACCGGTCTTCGGTTGTTCTCAGCGGCCTTCAGCAGTTGGTTAATCACGGCCAAGGGATAGCGGAGGGGTGCATCCCTGACCTTCGTCACGCCTCTTGGAGTGACCGTCACCGAAGGCAAATCAAGGCAATGCCTCACGGTCTTGTAATTCCAATTATTCTCGTTCGCAATCCGCACGATGTCACCGGCGGCCAGGTGCCTGCGAAGGTCATAGACCAACACGGGGGGCAAAGGAAACCAAGGACCAACCTCTGCACGCTTCACGCCGTTCTTCATCTTCTTGTTGCAGAAATACTTATTGGCCAACTTCATCTCTCCCTTAGCGGCCTTGTAAAGGTGATAATCAACAATCTCCCGGACCTTGCGATGCACCACCTTGAACGCCAGGGAGCCTTCCAAATCGGCTTTCCTCAATGCGATGAGCAGTTGGTTCGCTTCGTCAAAATCAAGGCGTATATCGCCCTTAATGCCCTTAGAATTGTGCATCTCAGTTCTTGGTCTCGGCCTTGAAATTCGTTGTCGTAATCAGCTCCTCGGCGATGGCGTACCAATCAATATTCCCAACGGCCAGAATCGTCAAAGCCTTCAGTTGGGGATCCTTGATCGTTTCGGCTTGGGCCATGTAATAATCGTCCATCATCAACGACAGTTCTTCGGGGTCGGTCAGCGACTTGGCCTTGTTCTTCCAGATGTAGAAGTCAAGGGAAATCGTCCTCCTCCGGGATGGCGTGGACATAGCAAGCCCATCGCTGAGGGCATCATCGTCAAAGGCGGGCATCGTTAGTTCTCTGAGGCGAAGATGTTGTCAAAGGAATCCCGCTCGTCATCCCGGACATACTTCTTGTGGATGGCGTACCAATACTGGTGGCCTTCGTCCGTGGAATCCCAATGGAACGAGTGCAGGGCCTCGTCAAGGCTATCGTTGGTGCATACATCGTCAGCATCGTGGGGGATTTGCTTGGGGCCGATGTGTTGCATTTGGATGGCAAAAATCGCTGAGTTTGCGATGGGTTCTGGAAGCCTGGACTTCAATACTTGCTTGATTGTCATGGTGGGGGGTTTAGTGTTTGGTTAGGGTATTAGTTGGTATTTGCGTCCGTTGTGTTCGATGATTTCGGGAGTGCGGTTGTCAACGATTGCACCAACTGAATCCTCAAAGTAGATGACATCGCCATAAAAATCAAATTTGGATTTAAACCAATATCCACTTGAATCTTCACCATAGACACGATGGTTATTTTTGTCTATAATTTCAAGGTCCCCATTGGTCTTAAAGTCCCAGTTCAGCCATTGGCCAAATGTTTGTCCGTCTTTCATGGTTTGGGGTTTAGATTAAGATTTTGGTGGATTTTTTGATTAACCGGTAATCGCCGGGGGTAATATCGTCACCCTCGTCAAAGGTGAAAACTTGCTCCACAACGGTGGTATAGTCAACGCCAGGGCCGGGCAATTCGTCAACCTCGTCATGGCAGTAAATGTAATTGGGGACTTGGCCATCGTCATCGCAGGTGAAGACATTCTCGTTTCGTTCCTTGGTGTCAGGGTCAAACCAAACGTTGGTAATCGTGTAGTGATAGGCGGTCTCTTGGTTCATTGTTTTAGGGTTTAGGTTATTACAGCCCCGTAGGGCTGTTTCGGCCTTGTGGCCTCGTCAGATAACCAATTTAAGCCAGGGAGCCATCCTCGTTAAATTCGTATTCGTTGGCCCGCATGGTATCAATAACGCATTCATCAGAAGTCAACCATTCAAATTCATTCGTCAATATGATACGATATTCCTCCAACAAAGCCTTCAAAAATTCGTCAGATAAATCGTCAATATCATCATCGTCAGCCTTAGCGTAATCCTTCAAAAATTCGTCAGCAAGCTCGTATGTTGGCATATCAAAGCCATGCTCAACCTTAATCTTATTGGCTACATCGTAGGCTCCGCCGTCAATGAACCGGCCTTTAATATCGTTTCGGCCCAGGTCAAAGTCTGTAATATCCAGCCCTATTGTTTTGGCATTGTCACAAACGTTATGCCACCAGCACCAATAATCAACGTTGATACAGCGGTTATCGTCAACCGCCTTGTTTTTTGCGGTATCGTCAAGTTCGTCAAATTCGTACAGGTTAATCGTTTTCGTTGTCATCGTTTTAGGGTTTAGGGTTTAGGGGTTAATTAGGGTTAATAATTTAGGGATAGTGGATTCGTCAACAAAGTATTCCAAAATCGGTTTTTGGCCTCTTTTATGGTATAGCCAAGGTATTTGGCCTTTAGGGGATAGCCCGCTATCCAAATGGTCAATAGCAAATAACCATCTTTGGTGCGTTCGTGCTGAATTTCTTTTTTTGTTGGCTTGTTCATGGGTTTAGGGTTTAGGGGTTAAGTGTAAAACAAAGTTAATATCGTCAATCGTCAAATGCACCACTATCTTCAAATTATTTTATTATTTTTTTTATCGTCAATCGTCAATCGTCAAGGTATCGTCAATCGTCAATCGTCAAGGCCTGGAGGGTGCAGGGGTCCAGGTCCAGGGTCCAAAGGTCAACCGGTCCAAAGGTCCAAAGATCCAAAGGTCCAAAGGTCAAGCCAGGGACCAGGACCAACAGCAGGACCAGAACCAGGGACCAACAGCAGGACCAGACAAGCCCGGCGGATCCATGCCGGGGACCAGAACCAAGACCGGGCCCAAAGGTATATATATAAGGAATGCAACAGCCCCACAAAAAATATCTTAAAAATATTTTAGGGCAAAGGTCGCAACAGGTAGGGCCCGCCGTATCTTTGAACCAACAAACAACCCTAAACCCTTTAAACCCTTAACCCATGAATTACACCCCAACCGCCGCCCGCCTCGTTTCCCAAAATTACCCATACGGATACACGGCCAAAACCACCAAAACCGATTGGCTAGAATTTAGCCCCAAAAAAGGCTTCAGGCATTGCAGCCAAACGATCAACCCCAAGACGGGCCGCCCAAACGCCCCTAAAAAGGACGTATATTATGATATCTTATTAATGTACCGAAACGAATCCGGCCACGTTAAGACGCAAGCCAGGGATATTAGAGATTTAAAAGAAATCAATAAAACCGCCGAATTTTTGGCACGCCCTGAAATTTTCGCCTTGTTTACCGCTCAAGAAATAGAATATATATATATTAATATGATATTCCACAGCAAAGTAAGCGCAAAGGCTCAAGTTGTTTATTGCGGTTCTGATTGGGACAAAATGAAGCCATATTTTGCCGAACCGCTCAAGGAATTGACCCAAGCCGCAAACACCAAAGGAACCGAAAACAGATTTAATAAAATTCGCTTTGATATTGAAGCGATCAACGCTTTGAAGGTCCCCAATTACAACCCGTTCACCGTTAAGACCTACGAGAGCCGCATAATAAACGACCGCCTAACCTTAGTGCAGGTACCAAACGAACAATAAACCAAAACCCAAAACAACCCTAAACCCTTAAAAACCCCAAACCATGAAAAACCAAATTTTGTCCCTCGTTTCTCAAGCCTTCGCAAAAATCCACCTTAGCGCAAGTAAAGACCCATTTCGCCAGGCCATGAATTACGTTGAATTTTGCACTTTGCCCGAAGGACCCCAGGGCCCCGCTGGCATGTACGCAACAGCCACGGACGCCCATACTTTATTCTGGCTCAATGTATCCGAGGTCCTAAGTAATTCCGAAATATTACCCGCTGATTTCTACCTGCACGCCGACCAATACAAGAAGTTAACAGGATCCAAAGTTTACCTAATAGCCTGCAACCAGGACCAAAAGACGATCCAAACCAAAGACAAAGCAGGCAATACCTTAGACGTCCTGCCGTACCTTGACCCCGTGGATATGGCGAACGGCCCCGGTAAATACCCGCAATGGACCGCCGTACTCCCAACATCCACCGAGACCCAATTAACCGGGGGACAAATCGGCCTAAGTCCCAAGCTAATCGGCCGGGCTGCTCAAATCATGGAAGCGGGCCCCTGGATCGTAACCTTTAGAGACGCAAACCGGGCCGTTATCGTTCAATATTTCAACCCGGAGGACAACGGCACCACCCAAGGTCTAATCATGCCGCTCATGCTCCACAACATGGACGAGAGAGAAAAACAACGCCAGAACCTTAACGCCAAATTAGCCCAGGCATACGAGAAAGCGCAAGAGCGCAAACAGGAAGCTGAAGCCATGCAGGAATAAAGACAACAACAACAGCGAAAACAAGGGGCCCAATTTAGGGCCCTTTTTTTGTTAAAAAAATTTATCTCAAACGGCTGCAAATCAGAAACAAGCCCCTATATTTGTGTCAACAAAACAGCCCAACAAATGGAAACAATCACCCTAAAGAGAACCCAAACAGGAACCTGGATGAAAAGGTTTGACGATTACGAGACCAAATTTACCAGGATTACCAAGGCTGAAGCCCTACAAAGCATACAAACAGCCAGAGAGAAAGGGCGTATGTTCGCCGACGATAACGAGAACGACAACAGCGGCGCGCCCTTAGTGTTCGGATACGAAAACTAAGAGAGACCAAGCGAAGCGAAAAGAGAGGCCCCTATATGGGGTCTTTTTTTTTGGCCTGTAATTTGGGCGGGTTGACGGGTTCAGGGGTTGACATGTCGTAGGGGCTGAGGTCCCACCAAACAGACCCCGCCCCAAAAAACTAACTTTGCCTAAGCGATCCCCAAAATAGGGGCCGAAAATAAGGACCCCTAATTTGGGCCGTCCTGCTTTGGGCCGGTGACCTTGACCGGTGACCTTTGGCCCGGTGATCAGGCCCAGCGCCTGGATGACATCCAAAAGAGAGGATAAAACAAAGGGCCCATAATTTGGGACGATCGGCCCAGGTTCTGGCTTGGATGTCTGGCCCAGGTTCTGGCCCTGTGGCTGTGGCTCTGTAGCCGTGGCCCTGCAATAGGGGCGAAAACAAAGGGCCCCAAATTGCCCAGGCCCTGCAAGCTGTGGCCCTGTGGCCCGTATGCCCGGCCCGCCCGTAGTGTATAGTAAATAGGACAAACCCGCCCATTTTTGTGGACAGTGGGGCGAGTTCCCCTCCCCACATTATTTCTCACCCCTTAACACAGTTTGACAAAATGGCTAAAATCGGGTACCTTTTTGACGCTGTTTTTAGACTCTTTTTGGTGTCCAAAATGCGACTCAAAAAAAAATGAGCATAAGATTTAATATAAGTGTTTATATTCTATATAGATGTCTATATGTTATATAGATGTCTATATTAAATATAGATGTCTATATAGTATATAGACACTTATATATATAGTAAGGGATAAAAAACAAATTGCGCCCTTTGTGGGAAAAAACACCTTTTTTGTGTAAAAGGGGTACCCCCCATTTTTTTTGGGCGAATTAAACTTGACTTGTGGTAATTTTGTGGGTGCATGGCGATACATGAGTTTGTAAAGAAGAAGAAGGTGGAGATTATTGAGGAGGATGATTCTAATGCCCCTGAGAGCGTTCCGAGTGCTGAACCGAAGGCAGAGATACCTGTTCTCTTGAACTCTCGTTCTATGAAGCCTAAGACGGTCACGAGGCGAGATATTCGGGACTTGCTTGATGCCGACTTGGACAGGACGATTGGCGGTGTGAAGCGGATGGATGCGTTGATTGCCCGTTTGGTCACGGAGGCGATTCGTGGCAATATGCGGGCGATGGAATTGGCCTTGGCCTATTTGTATGGCAAGCCCCAGCAGCAGACCACCGCACCGAACACGGGGCCTTTTGTGCTTGAGTTGACTGAACCAATTGTGGATGAAACTAACGGCGAGGCAGAGTCAGGCGTATAAGATGGCTTTGTCGGGGGAGAAGCAATTCATCCTCTTTGGTGGAGCGATCCGAGGCGGGAAGACTTACTGCCTCCTTCTAACCTATATCTCCCTCTGCTCCAAATATCCCGGCAGCAGGTGGGTGATCATCAGGCAGAGTATGCCCACGCTTCAGCGTACAACGCTTGTGACCTTCACATCCCTGATGAACCAAGGCTTAGGGATGCACGTTGCGTCTTGGGACAAGCAGGCCCAGATTGTGCGGTTCACCAACGGATCCGAGTTGATCTTTATGGGCGAGAATTACGATACCGATAAAGACTTTGACCGATTCAAGGGCTTGGAGATTAACGGCGGTGGGATTGACGAGATTAACGAGTGCCAGGAAGGACTCCTTTACAAGGTCTTGGAGCGTGCCGGTTCGTGGCTGAATTGCGAAGGCCGACCGCCCATTGTGGTGATGGCCACTTGCAACCCAAGCAATAATTGGGTGAAGGAGTTGATTTACGACAAGTGGAAGGAGAACGACCTTCCCCCCACCTGGGCGTACATCCCCTCCAAGATTACCGACAACCCCCACATCCCCGAAGATTACCTTCAATCCCTCCGGGACAATATGCCCGAATACGAGTACAAGCGATTCGTGGAGGGCGATTGGGAGGTGCAGGAGAAACCCGAAAACCCCTTCTTCATCTCTTACGAAGCGAAGAAGCACGAAACCCACAACGCTTCCTTCAACCCGAACCTCCCCATTTACATCTCCCTTGACTTCAACTTACAACCCTTCTGCGGTCTGGTGGCGCAGATGTGGACGGATAGCCAAGGGGACCACGTTCACATCGTTGACGAGTTCCAGGTCGTTGATGGGAGCATCCCCAAGATGGTGGACACCATTAAGGCCAAGTACGCCCCCTTCCTGTTCTCCTGCCTGCTCACGGGCGATGCGATGGGCAAGCGGGGCGATTTATCGCAGAGGGACAATGCCAACTACTACGAACAATTAGCAAGGGGCCTTGGATTGGCGCAGCGGCAAATCAAGGTCGCTCCGAACCCGAAGCACGAGAACAGCCGGGCGCAATGCAATTACCTGCTCCAATTCCACCCCGACATCAAGATAAACCCCAAGACGGCCCCCGGCGTGGCGAGGGACATGAAGATGGTGGCGTGCGATGCCGCTGGCAACATCATAAAGCGAAACCGATATATCATTACCCAACAATCCGACTTTGCCGACTGTTTTCGGTATCTTTGCAACAGCTTCTTGAGCGAATGGTACCTTAAACACCTCAAAAAGAGCGGTTACACACACTTTAACAACAATTTTGTCCCCGAACTTAAAACACCAAGCCGATGAGTTGTCTTGAATGCACCGACTGCCCCGATATTGGCACCTTTGACATCTGTGCCGATAGCGTTGTGATTGGCTATACCACGCCAAGCGCAGCTGTTGCCGTTGTGATTACCGATGTGGCCCTTGACCGCCCCTTCCGTTTCACGATGGCCACGCCCGTGTCGGGAGCGATCACCATCCCCAACGCAACGATTGATGACCTCCAAGCGTATTTCGCCATTGGCCGAACCTACGAGGTAAGGGCTTATGCGAGTTACACCGGCGGTGCCTCGCCGAACCTGGATGGCGTTGGATTACCGCTGACCCTCGCTCCGACTTACCCAACCGCAGAATCTTGCTTTTCCTTTCAATTCAAATATATCAATCCATGAAAAACCTAATTCTCCCCCTCCTGCGCCACGCATTGACCTTTGCTGGCGGTTTACTCGCTGCGAAAGGCTATTTGGACGAATCGTCCGTTACCGAAATCGTTGGTGCAACCATTTCTCTCGTGAGCGTCCTTTGGATGACCTTTGAGAAGAAGAAATGACATCTCTTGACACGCTGGCACGGGCTTTGGTTGTAAGCCTGATGACCGTATCGTTGTCCATTATGCTTGAGGAGGAACAACTCCTCGGCAAGGTGGGCAAGTGGTTCAAGAAAACCATCCCCCCGCATAAGTTTCCCAACCTTCACAAACCTATTTATGGGTGCGTGGGTTGTATGGCTTCGGTATGGGGAGGCATCTTCTACCTTGTAACCGCCCCGCTGATGGGCTTTGACCTCCTGCAAATGGGTGTCGTGATGCTCGTGGGCGTAACCCTCAATTTCATCCTCATTAAACTCTCGTGATACACAAACTCGTTTACAAGCTTTTCAAGAAGGAGCTGACCCAAATGGTGTGGGACGATACCTACAAGCCCGACAAGATGCGTGGCTTGAAGTTTGCGTTGACCTGCCAGGGCCACCGGTATTTCATTTACCAGAACATCTTTGACATCCCCATTGACCGAATGGGACGGATCCAAGACCTCGTGATTCAGTTGCAGCGGATGGTTTCAAGGGAAGAGCTGGATGTCTTCCTGGAGAACATGGAGGGGGCCTTGAACAAGGCCGTGGATGGCACCGCCGTGAAGAACCTGGCGCAGATTGGCTTCCTTGTCGGGGAGATGCGCAGGAGGAAGGATATGCTCGTTCACCCCGAAGTGATGATGGAGTTGGCGGGGGCGGTGTTGATCCGTGAAGACCAAAACCCAGGCGAGTGGAACAACGAGTTTGAGCAAAAGAAGGTGGAGGCGTTTAGGGAAGCGTACAAGGGCAAGGAGTTGTACGATTTTTTCGTTTTAGCCGGGCTGAGTCAGTTCTTTCCCAATATAGAACATTTAGAAGAAGATTGGATAATCTTCTGGGAGATGGCCTCCTCCCGGCTGGAGCAGACGAGGGAACTCCTGAAATCCGAAATCTCGGCTCGGAACTCTACCTCAACGACTTAAATTGGCGTGAGTTCTTCGTTTTCTTAGCGAAGGGCGATATATTCCTGTACAAGGAGTATATGAAAACATCCGTTGAGGATGTCTTAACTTTGCTCAAGCATTTCCAAGAGGAAAGGCAACGCAAAGCTAAACAAGACACCAATGGCTGATAAAATATCGGTAAGTTACGATGCGAATATAGACGATATGAAGCGAAAGCTTGACGAGCTTATCGCTAAGAACAAAGAACTATCGGCCTACGCCACCGCTGCTGCTAAAGCCCTTTCCAACATCGCCTCGGCCCAAGGGCTGAGTACGATTAACAACATCAACAACTCGTTCAACACTACGGTCAATGTCTTGGCCCAGGTGAACACGAACCTCACCCAGGTCAATGCCCAACTGAACAACACGACCAATAGCTTTAACCGAATGGGCCAACAAGTCAACTCGGTAAAGCAGAGTATTACCGTGTTTGACTCTTTGCTCAAGCGTGTTGCCGCAAGAGTGGCCGCTTACTTTGCTATTGATTCTGTTGTTGGCTTTGCCAAATCAATCGTGGATGTTGAGCGAAAAATGGAGATTCTTCAAAACCGAATCAACTTCGTCTTTGACTCCGCAACGGGCGGTACGCTTGCATTTAACCGCCTCCGTGAAATGTCCATTCGCTTGGGTATTGAATTTACATCTCTTGCCGAAGGTTTTGCGAGTTTTGGTATTGCTGCAAAGATGGCTGGATTTTCGGCCTCCGAGAGCGAGAGTATGTTTGGAAAGGTGGCTGTTGCATTGCGAGCTTCTGGCGCAAGCTCACTTCAGACGCAGCGTTCCTTTTACGCCTTGCAGCAAATGTTGTCCAAGGGTGTGGTTGCGGCGGAAGAATTAAGAAGGCAGCTTGGCGAGGCATTGCCTGGCGCATCCGACTTGATGACCAAGGCATACAACCGCCTTCATCCAGCGCAAGAAATTACCAACAGGCAGTTCACTAAACTGCTTGAGGACGGCAAAATCATATCCGCTGAAATCTTGCCCGAATTTGCCAATGTCGTTGAGGAGGTTTTTGCCCCTGCCCTTTCGGGAAAGCAGAACTCGCTTGACGCATCCATTAACAGGGTAACGACTCAACTTGACCGATTCAAGTTGGCCTTGGCCAATTTCTTGCCAACCAAAGCGGTTGCAAACACTTTGTCCGATTTCTTCGGAAGCTTAAACACGATGATGGAGGCGGGATTTAAAGACTTTGTTCGTCTTGGGGCACTTGCAGCAAGTGGCAATTTTGCGGCTTTTGATTCTGAATTAGCAAAACTTGAAATTGTCCGTGCGGCAGAAACGGCAAAGGCTGAAAGGGAGCAAAAGGACATTGAGAATAGGATAAAACAAAGGGCGGAACTTTACGCAAAGCAAGGGGTAAGCACCGAAAAAGCTATTAGTGGCGAAACGGATAGGATTACAGAGCAGCGAAAGGAGCTTGAGGAGTTAAACAAGGAACTTGAAAGAAGAGAAATTGCTCTTAAAAAAGCAAGGACAGCCAATGTCGGACAGCCAGGAACCGCAGGGATGAGTGGCATGGCTGATGTCGTTGGGGCAAAAGAAGCCCTTAAACAACAAAAGGAGTTGGTCAAGCAGAAGGAGAAGGAGATAGAGTTTACTCAGGGCCTTATTACGGCCATTGGGCAATTATCTCAAAAAAGAGAAGAGGAGCAAGAAAAAGTTTCAGCAGATACCAAAAAGGCCGAAATCGCTGCCGCCAAAGAATTGCTGGCCGCCGAAGAAACGAGGCTTGTAGCCACGACCGAAGGAACCACGGCCTACTACAACCAACTCATAAAAGTTATTGAGGCACGCAAGAACCTGGCCAAGATTGAACAAAGGGACACGCCACAAGCGATGGGATTAAGCCTTGCAAAGCTTGACAAAGACCTGGAGAAGGCAACGAAGATGATTGGATCCTTTGACCCTAATGCACCCGATTTCACCGAGGAAGTAGCCGTGTCATTTGAGGCTTATGAGAAACTCAGCAAAGACATCAAAGACTTGACCGCTCAACGCCTGGAGGATGTTGTTGCAGGAATTGAAACAGAGATTCAGTTTCACGAAGAAGGAACGGACCGAAGGCTTGAACTTGAGAAAGCGTTGGTGATGGCTAAGGCAAGACTCGCCGCTAAGAATGCTGAGATACAAGGCAAATCGGTCAAAGAGATTGAGGCCATCTTCGCCAAGGCCAACATTGAAATGCAAAAGCTTGACACCGACTTTAACGATGGCAAGAAGAAGGAGGCCGAGGATTACGCCGAGTTCTACAAGCGACTGCAAGACGGCCTGGATGGGTATGAGGGAAATTCCCTGGACAAGCGACTGAAGGCTATTCGCAAATACTATGGAGAACTGATTGCAGAAGCGAAGGTCTATGGCAGGACTAAAGAAGAGATTGATGCTCTTGCCAAAAATCGTGACCAAGCCTTGTTTGAGGAGAATGTAAAAGAGGTCGGCAAATTCGTTAATGCTGCTGGTGATTTATACGGCCAATTCACCCAGCTTCAAGAGATGGAGTTTAATAACCAAAAGACCGCTCTTGACAACAAGCTTGCCCAAGGATTAATTTCAGAGGAACAATACAACGCAGAACTTGCGGATATTGAGAAAAAACAATTTGAGCAAAATAAGAAGACCCAAAAGGTAAATGTCTTAATAAATAGCGCATCCGCTATTGTTCGTGCCTTCAGCGAACTTGGGCCGATTGGCGGTGCGCTTGCGGCCTTTGCGATTGGGGCTATGGCGATCAAGCAAATGAGTCTTATTGATTCGGCTCAGTTCCCAGAGGGATTCAAGGAGGGGGTTATTGACTTGAACGGCCCAGGCACCGGCACATCCGACAGCATTCCTGCGAGGCTCTCTCGTGGCGAGTCGGTGATGACTGCCGATGAAACAAAGCGATACAAGCCCGTCCTTCAAGCCATCCGTGACAATAACTTTGAGGAGTTTGTCTCCAAGCGATACATTGACGCAATGAGCGGCACCAAGCGTTCCTTTGCCGACAATGTTGGAGCATCCCTTGAACTGAACAACTTTGAGATGATTGATGCTATCCGAAAGAACAAGAGCGTGAAGATTGCGAATTGGGATGACTTTGACAAAGTTCTCCGCAAACCAAGGACGGCACACAAGGTCCATAGAAGGAGGGCTTGGTAATGGCGAGTTTCACGGTAATACTTGACGGGCAGACCTTGGCCAACGAGCCAATGGGTTTACAGGACACGGCCATCTCCATCCAGCGGAACGAGGACTTGCCTGGCCTATTCACAACGATGGTTTCGGACTTGGAGTTCTGGGGCGATGGCTATGAGATTCTTTATGCCTACTACCAGGCCAACGACTTATGCAAAGAGGTTTCCTGCCAAATCATTGAGGACTGCAACGATGGCTTGAACTTTCGTGGCTTGATTTACTTGAGCGATGTGGAGTTCAATTCATACAAGTGCATTGCGACTTGCTCGGTGGAGGACGATACCGTTCAAGGGAGATTGATTCGGATGAAGGACTTGCTTGTTCCAATCAACTCGGTGAATGGGCAAACCGTAAATGGGCAAGGATTGAGCAACTGTGCATCCTATCAATTTGCTACCGGGCCAACCTACGGCAATAGGTTTGCCTTTAAGATGTCGGAGTTGTTTCAGTATGTCGTTAGCTACCTGACCGACAATACCACCATCTTTCAAAGCGACATTTTCACCAATACCAATTACCGACCTCAATTCATTCAACTTAAATGTGTTTATGCCGGAGGAGCAGGGTTTCCCTTAGAGATGAAGTGGATTGATGTTTATGGCAACGAGATTACAAGAGTCTTTGGTACGGGACCCGTCTTAGCCCCTCCTGTTGATAATGCGACCTATGCCCAGGCCATTGCCACCGTGTTGAATCAACAGGTCTTTACAGATAGCGGAGGTAATAGCTATCAAGACATTGTGTTCCCTTATGCGGCACGGGCAACGACTGATGGAGTTGGCGATTTCGTTGAGGTCTATTTTTACCACCGAACAACCTTCACGGAAATCAATGTTCTTGCAGGAGCCAGCACGGTGACTGTTGTGTCAACAGTTGATGCTACCTACGGAGCAAAAAACCTATACACGACCAACACCTCGCTGATAGAGCCAGCCGTATCAATGCCGTCCATATCCTTCACTCAGCTCTTTATGGGGATGAACGCATTCTTTAATTTGAGCCTTTCGTTCACGAGGGCTGGGACGCAGTTGTATCTAAGGGCCGACACGCAACCTTATTTCTTCAGCAACGCTCAATCCGCATCCATCAGCGATGCGAAAGATGTGATGCTGAAGACCGACAACCCATTGGTATTCTCGGTGCTGAATTACAGCAATGCCACGCTGAACAATGCATCCATCTTCTACCAAGATGCAGGCTATGCTTCCACTCAATGCGCAGAAAGCGATGCAGGAACAACGCCATATTTTCTTATCCCCAATGATTATTACAACGGCAGTATTGTTTCGCCTGCCCCAATAGGAGGTTTGTACTATGGCTTTTCGGTAAACCAAGAGAACAAGTGGATTTTGCTTGAAGAGAATACCGACCTTCTGACAACGCCGAAGACCGTGTTGAATATGGCTCATACAGGCACCACGAGTTCCAACAATCAACAAAACGCCATCATTGCGGACCCTATTTCCTTCACCTATGCCGGTTCGTGCATCCATCCATTTGCGGCCAGAAATTATTTGTTTCGTGCGCCATTGGGCCTCCGTTATGCTGGGTACTTTTTGAGTAATAACTTGCCAATCAAAATAGCAAAATCACTCTCATTTGAATATCCCCTTGACCGAGCGCAATTCAATCAAATAAGCAACAACCCAACGAACTATATCGTTGTGAACGGCACAAGAGGATGGATTATGAGCGTGGAGCATAACCTCAAAACAGGAATGACAACCTTTGAACTTCTGACCGAATGATTACACCGAATCAACCAATATCGTGCGTGCCAAGTACGGCAACGAATAACGCTCCTGCTAACGCAGCAACTAACTTGTCTTATTATACGACCAGCGGAATGAGCGTGACAAAGGATAATCTCACGGGGTTTGTTAGAATAACATTCGGTGGCTCTGGAGCAAGATTTTGTGCGGTTAATTACAATGTAAATCCAGCCACCACCTGTAAAAACGCTATTCTTAGAATTGAGATTTCCAATTTTACAAAAACAGGAGGAAATGTGCTATACATCTATGGCTATAATGGCATAGAGATAGATGATAATGGAATATATCAAATACCAATATCCACAGCCACTTTTAATTTTGAATTAGCAGGAAACACGACACTTCAATTCACAATAAAAAGCGTCCAGGTATTTTGCGTATCCGAAAGCGAGGATTGCGATAATTGCAAGACGGGGGATTATCAGCAACCGATATTGACGGAGTTCAATGGCTCTGGCTGGACATCTGAGTCACTCAGTTTCCAGGCTCCTGCGCTTATGTTCAAAAACCTCCTTTACAGCATTTGCGATGGAAACCCCGAATGGACATTAACCGCTGGATGGGGATCAATAGACACAACGCCTGTTTGTGGCGTTGATTTGAATTATTGCTACCCAAGTGCAGGAACGTACAATGGTTTTGTAAATGGTCTTTTTTCTTCTCCGCTGATCAATGGAAAAAGATACAGAATTTCATATACATTAGAAGAGATAGGGGGAGAGTTTTGTGGCTTTGTTAACACGCTTGGCGTGCTTAATCCTGCGGCGGCTTCTTTTACCGATGACGCTATTTGTCCAGGAGATTACGTTCATTACTTTACATACACCGGCACAAGCTACCTAACGGGTACGAATCTAAACTTTAGCATTAGGACAAATGCGAATGGAAAAGTAAAGATGAGGATTAGCAATGTAAGGGTTGACGAACTCGGTGGATATACGGCTACTCTTCTTCCTTCCGATTTGATATGGTCTAATCCTGCTTTTGATTCTTTCTATAAAAGCATAAAGACCCAAGTTGACTCGGAGTCTTTTTATGGTGACACTTTTTTCTGCACTTTTCATTTTGTATCAAATAATCCAAACGCCGGATTCAATAAGGACGATTGCTTTAGGATAATAATTACTCAAGACACTTATGATGGGGGGAGTGATTGGTATTGCTTGAGCGAAGAGTACAAATGGATTACCGATCCCTGCAACACCATCCGAGTCTTGGCATCCCAAAATGTGACCGACACGAAGGGGGCTTGCGCTTTTGGATTCAACTATCCCTCCAGCAGCGCATTACCAGCTGGCTTCTTTCATCGCACCAGAATCTATGGTGAGTTGAGGAATCCGCAATACGATGGCGAGGTCGTGTCCTATCAGGATAGCGCAGGCCGCAAGAGGGTCGTGTATGCGGAGAGTCGGGAGTTCGTGGAGTTGGTCGTGAACCTATCGCCCAGGTATGTCCACAACTTTATGCGCCTCGCTTGCAGGCACGACATCTTCAACATGAACGACCTCATCCTTCCTGCTGCCGATTACTTCACTCGCTCGGAGGCGTACTCTCCGACCTGGGTTCGGACACGGAGCGTTGCCCCGGCCTTCCTTGAGGTTGAGGTGAAGGAGCAGAACTTACGCAAAGACCCTTGTTGCGATGGTTTGCCCGTTAATCCCGAAGACTGCGAAACGACTTGTGAGCCTTGTCTGCGAAACGACTTGTGAGCCTTGTCCTGAGATAGGATAATTGCGTGGCGATTCGTTATCTTTGCAATTACATCGTGCGTTGTGGCCTGTCTGCCAATAAATGACGAGATTGAAATCCTTTAATTTTTAACAAAATGGCTTATTTAGAATATGGATGTGGTGCTTTACCAGACCATGAACTTGTCCTTTGTGGCAATTATCTGCGTGGCGGTATCTCTGCGATTGGTATTCTTGAGGAGGACGCATTTGGCCCTGGCACTACTTTTGCAACGGACGCTGACTTCAGCACCGCAGCAAAATACACCACCGCTATCAACGCTGGTGACCTCAAAATTATCAAGAATGTTCGTGGAACGGTACCTGATGCATCTCCCGTAGATGTTGACAACCCGGTTGGATGTGGCCCAACCTCGCTCTTGGCTGGGTTTGACTTTACCGCTACCTGGATGGATGCCAACACAACCGATGGAACCATTGCCTTTTATAGCGCACTCAACAAGCGTGTAACGGGATTGATTCTGTACCTGTGTGGCTCCGATGAGGTGATGTTCATCACCCAGCCCGTGAATTATGTGTGCTTACCGGTTAATGTCCCTGCTTCCAACAAGGAGCTTCAGATGTTCAACTGTACGGCCCGTGCTTCGCTCGGCCCAGACCAATTACCCAAGAAAGTCAATGCGCCTTCCAACGCATCCTCTATCTTCGGAGTTTAAGTTTCGGTTTGGTTTTTTTGAATCCTCGGCCTTTGGTCGGGGATTTTTTTTATCTTTGCACAGATGAGTGCAAAAACAACAGGGATAGTGATTATGGCTTTTGGAAAGTCAGCTTATCACGAAATGGCCTACAACTTCGCAATATCGGTGAAAGCATTTGATAGAGACCTCCCCATTCAGTTGATATGCGACAAAAGGGATATGTTGATTCCTCACAATTATTGGGTCTTTGACATCATTACGATTATTGAGCAAGATGACTTGTATTCGGGCTATGGTTTCAGTCCTGGCAGGGCCAAGACGAGGATGGACAAGTATATGGCCTTTGACAACAACCTATACTTTGACACGGATGGCGTTGCGCTCAAATCCTTGCAACCGCTGATTGATATGCTCCTTGCGTTGCCAGAGAGCGGGTATTTCTATTCCCAGGTAGCGTCTTGGGATGATCCAAGGGGAGGAACGCCCAAGGGCAACCTAAAAAGGGATGGAGCTGATTTCCCTGCGATGCAATGGGCTACCCTTGATACCATTTGGGAGTTCCACAAGCTTGACGATGATGCCGAGGTTGTGGCCATAAACAGTTCGTTTATGTTCCTTCGCAAGGGCGAGAAGCTCACGGAGTTCTTTGAGCAAGTAAGGGACAACATTGACAATGGCATACCGATAGATATGCTTAAAATGCCTTGGGGAGGCACTTACCCCGATGAACTTGCCTTCAACATCGCCTGCGCCCAATACAAGATTGACCCCTTTTGTGGCGTGAATCCCGTTTACTTCCAATACCGAAACGCTTTATCCCCCAAGATTATTCCTTGGATGATGGAGAACTATTACATTCTCGGACTTTATGGTGGCCCTGGGTTCTCCCACGATTCTGCCTGGGAGCATTCTTGCGCCTTGCTTGGAGAGTATCATGCGAGATTCGGGATGACGCACCAATACAAGTGGCACAGCCTTGTAAGGCAAAAGCACGCAGGACAACAAAAGCAGCTGATACGATGGAAATGAGCGGATTCATATCGGTGATTACGACCTGTAAGGGCCGTATGCACCATTTGAAAGAGGCGTTACCGACTTGGCTTGCCCAAGAGGGGAACAATTACGAGATTATCGTGGTGGACTATGGAGACCCCGATAAAAGTGCCGATTATGTTGAGGACCTGAACGACCCACGAGTCCGTGCGGTAAGGCACGAGTCCGAAGGGTTTAACCTTAGCCACGCAAGAAACATCGGTGCCTTGGCCGCTTCCGAGAAGTCCGATACCCTTATGTTCGTTGATGCGGATGTGCTTATGACGAGCCATTTTTTCTTGAATTACCACAAAATAAAAGTCCTTTGCGACAACGCCTTTGTTAGCGGATGGAATAATGGTTTGTGCAATCTTGGAGCGGGAACTTCTGGCTCTTGTATGATATGGAAAAAAGATTTTTTAATGGCAAAGGGGTACAATGAAAAGGCGAATGGATGGGGGTCTGAAGATGTCGTGTTTTGCGAAAGGCTTGAACAGATGGGGTTACGGCAATTAGGCTTTCAAAACGGGCTTAGAGCCATTGCCCATGACGATTGGGAAAGAACCAAGTTTTACAATGAGAAGAACATCCATAGGAGCAATGACCAAAATGCCGTTGTTTTGAGGTCTGAATTTTTAAGCTGCATTCCTTGATACAGGTCATTAAGGCCACTCAAAGCAAGGTTGCATCTATTACGGATTATCCGTGTGGGGTTACCGTGTTTGAGATGCCATATTTAGGAATCACCCGTGGATATGGGGAATTTATGGACTTATACAAAGCCGACCCAGACGCTTTGTGGCTTATGTATCAGCCTCACGATGTGGTCTTGGATTACAATGATTTAGCCATGGCCATTGATGGTTCTCCTGGGAATCATTTTCAGTTGGCTTTATCGGATGATTCGTATGGATCTCACGACTTCTTGTTTCGCAATAAAAGAACCGGTTGGCATAGGATTCCTTTTGTTGAGGTGATGGCCCCTGTGTTTCGGATAGACTTTTATGAGACAATAGCTCCATATATGAAGGAGTCAAAGTCTTCGTGGGGCTTAGATCATCTTTGGGCAAAAATCTATGGCGAATCGCCTTGGCTGTGTTGTGATTATGAAATGCGTCACATTCAGCCCGTGAGTTCTTTTAATTGGGAGATTGATGGCAAAACACCAATGCAAGAGATGGAGTACATTAAACGTAAATACTTATCCGCATAATGAAAACCGTTTACGACATTACCAATGAGTTTGAGAAACGCATTGCCGATTATACGGGTTCTCCTTACGCCGTTGCCTTGGACAACCAATCCAATGGCCTTTTTTTGGCCCTTATGTACGAAAAGGTCGCTGGGACAACGATAACCATTCCAGAACGGACCTACCCATCGGTGCCGTGCGAGATTATCCACGCAGGAGCAAAGGTTAATTTTTCCCCCGTTGATGGCACGACCTTGAAGGGGGCATACCAACTCAAACCGAGCAGGGTTTGGGATAGTGCTTTGAGATTCACGGGAGATATGTATATACCCAATACCTTTATGTGCATATCGTTTACAGGGCCATACAAGCACTTTAGGCTATCCAAGGGAGGAGCGATACTCACGGACAACGAGGACGCTTATGCGTGGTTTAGAAGGGCAAGGTATAGCGGTAGGAGGGAGTGCAGTTATCACGATGACTCCTTTGATATGCTCGGATGGAATTTCTATATGATGCCGGAACTTGCGGCCAGGGGGTTGTTGTTGATGAATCAGTTTTACAATGCGGATGGAAGCAAAAAGCAAAACGATGATTTAGAACTCCCTTATCCCAATTTGTCTAAGTTTGATATTTACAAGCAATAATGTTTTACACTCAAGAACAACTATGGTCTATCGGCTTTGGGAGCATTGGCGATAATGTCCTTATTAGCGACAAGGCAAGCATTTACAATGCGAAGAACATCCATGTTGGCTCTAATGTAAGGATTGACGATTTCTGCATCCTTAGCGCAGGAAGTGGAGGTATTTATATTGGAAACTATGTCCATATTGCCTGTATGGTAACGATGATTGGTGCGGCCAAAATTACACTTGAAGATTTCAGCAATGTATCGGGTAAATGCTCTATTTATAGCTCCTCGGATGATTTTTCGGGAAAGTACCTTATTGGACCAACCTTACCGAAAGGCTTCAGCAATGTCAAGGATTCCCCTGTCTTTTTGAGGAAATATGTGATTTTAGGGTGCAACACCGTTGTTTTGCCTGGCGTGAACATTGGTGAAGGAGCGGCTATTGGGGCGTTGTCGCTTGTAAGTTCGGATGTTGAGCCTTATAGCGTTTGTGTTGGAAGCCCTCTGAGAAAGGTAAAGGACAGAAAAAGAGAAATGGTTGAGTTATCCAAAAGACTTGAGGATGAGTCAAAATAGACATTTAATCGTGTTCTTGGCCTTTCAGCAAGAGGACATCATAAAAAAGAGTTTTGATTCGGTTTACGATGAATCTTTTGACTATTTCATTGTTGAAAACATATCCGAGAACTCCATTGCCATTCGGAATTACTTTGAGGGAAAGAAGCAAACGGCAGACAATTTGGTTGGCTATATTCAGTTTCAGCAAAATATATCTGCCACTTCCATAGATTGTTTCTTGGTTGATTTTGATTCGCTTATTAAGCAATACGAGTATTTGACAATTACGGATGGGGATTTCTTTATGTATGACATAAAGAATGCAATGGATGAACTTGTCTTGGCCTTTAATAACCCAAGATGCGTTGTTAGTTCAGTCCCTCTTTATTTAGAAAACAATTACGATAGAGGAGAGCATCGGGTTGTAGGAACGGACATTTTTTTGGCCAGGCAAAAAGAAAGACAATCCATTCCTCTTTCGCATTATGAGGGCATTACCTCAAATTGTTTTTTGACTTACAGGACAAGTCAAATTGATTTCTTGAAAAGCATTCACTACATAGATGTCTATATCCATAATGCGGTTTTAAGTATGGGTGGGCAATGGCTTGTTTGTGGAAGAAGCCAATCCTATCATTTGACTTGGGACTTGTATTTTGATGGCAACCCCTATTACGAGTGGAAGAAAGCGGTTATTGGGCAGATATGGGATAGAATGCCAATAGTGAATTATTCTCGCTTCTTTTGATATGACGCTTCCTATTGTATTTCCGACCTATTATCGGCCAGACGGCAAAAGCGGCTTTTATGTTCGCAGATTGCTTGATAGCATTTACAATCAGACGCACCAAGACTTTGTGGTTTATATGATTGGGGACAAGTATTACGATGGCTATGAGTTTACGAATATCGCCGATAGCTATGACGATAGGCTTAAAGCCATTAATTTAAGCTACGCTAAGGAGAGGGATAAGTACAAGGATTCGTTTTTGCTTTGGAACTATGGCGGTGTCAACGCAATGAATACAGGAATAGAAGCCGCTATGGGGGATGGTTTCACGCATATTTGCCTTCAGAACCACGATGACTTTTATTACCCACAATACCTTGAATCGGTAAATGATTGCATTTTAGAAACAGGGGCTGACTTTGTTTTTTGCAAGGCTATTTATTTGAATGGCAATACATTCCCTTCTCCCCCCGTTCCAATGGGATGGAGGTATTTTGAGCATTACCCTAAGTTTGGGGAATTGAATACGGCCACCGTGTGTATGAACTTTTCTAAAATCCCTTTTTTGTTTCGGGATGTTTACGAGTTAACGATGGATGGATCAATGCCTGCTGATGGCGATTTGTGGGAGCGAGTTCGGCCTTATATGTTGGAGAACGGACTTAAATCGGTGTTCATAAACGATGTCTTGGTAAACCACGAAGAAGAAAAGTATCTTATTAATAACTTTGAGCAAATCAAAAACCATGAATAAAAAAGAAAAGATTGAGTCACTAAGGGGTGTTCCTCGTGTTTATTTCGTGCCTATTGCCCCTGGAAACTTGGTTGATGGCCTCATTGACCTTTGTTCCAAGTATCTAAAAGCAAAAGACCTTGTTGTTGAGGTTGGTTCGTTTTCGGGGGTTAGTAGCAGAGTGCTTGCCTTGCATTGCAAGACGCTTTATTGCGTTGACCCTTGGGCTTGGCAGGAAACCAAAGAGGCCGAGAGGATGTTTGATGCAATTTTGCCTGAATACCCCAATATCAAAAAGATGCAGATGACCGGCTCGGATGCCGCTTCTTTCTTTGAGGACGCTTCCTTGAATATGGTTTACATTGACGCTGACCACACTTACCATGCGGTTGTAGCGGATATAAACGATTGGAAGAGCAAGGTCAAGCCGGGCGGTTATATCGCTGGACACGACTTTTATATGGAAGAGGTTGCTTCGGCGGTTCGGGATTGTCTTGGCGAGCCTTTGGAGTTGTTTTCGGATAACAGCTGGATAGTAAAGTTGTAGGGAAATGTCTTAATTTTGAGCATAAAACCATTCCCAATGTGCAAATGCAGAGGCGGTAAAAAGCGATAGCCATGACAACAGAGGAAATTCTCCCCCTGTTAGACAAAATCATAACGGAGTACAAAAAGTACGAGGTTAAGAAAAAGTCTGACAAGTTTTACATCCCCGATTTCTACCCGACCTATCAGTCTTGCGTGGAAATGGAGATGAGGCTTCGGATCCACTCCGATTACGATGCCTTCCCCGAAAAGTTGTTTAGGGAGAAAGCCCCCAACGAACTCCCTCACGAGTTCAATTATCGGAAGAACATCTACAAGCCCATCACGGTGCCTTATTTCCATAAGGCCGTAAACATCGCTGGGCGAGTGTGGAACCGGCAGAATTACGAGGTTCGCTTTGAGGATGCTTCCCAAGAAAGGTATTTCAACGAGGACTATCCTCGCTTTGGCTCGTTGGAGAACTATTTCCAACAGATTGTGAGCTTTATGACCTTGACCGACCCCAATGCGGTCTTGGCCATTATGCCTACCGACCTCCAATACTTTGAGGACGGCACCTTTAACGATACCATTGAAACCACGCCCGTGGCCCATTGCTTTCACTCCAAGCGAGTGTGGGGGTGGAAGGAGGGCGAGTATGCCTTCCTAAAGGCCGATTACGGCTCCGAGGTTGAGCATGGCCGTACCAAGACGGATGATGGCTTGGTTTTCTACATCTTTGACAAGAACGAGATTCAGATAGCCAAGCAAATCGGCAAGAAGGGCGATTACGAGTTTGAGATTGGCCTTTACTATCGCCACAACCTCGGCTATTTGCCTTGTACGAGGCTCGGAGGCATTTCGGTGCAGGAACACGGCGATTACTATTTCCAGTCCTTCTATACCCCTGCCATCCCTGCTTTGGACCAAGCCGTGTGCGATTTCAGCACCTTGCAGATGTCCAAGTTCAGCCACGCTTTCTTGCAGAAGTGGGAGTATGTGGATGAGTGCGACAAGTGCAACGGCTCTGGGCAGATTGAGGAGGCGTTAGGCTTTGAGGAGAAAGTGGCCATTGCCTGCTCTAATTGCGGAGGCTCTGGCACGAAGCGGATGTTCGGGCCGATGTCTGTGTACCAGGTGCAGACCCCGAACCGATTCACGACCGAGGTGGAGACCAAGGTGAACATCCCTCCTGCTGGGTTCATTGAGTTGGATCCGCAAATCCTTGACTTCCTAAACAAGCAAGTCATTACCAATATCCAGATGGCCTTTGAGTTGTTGTCCATTGATGTAATGAACAACGAGAAGATTTCGGGCCGTGAGACCGCCACCGGTAAGGCCATTGACCGGGAGGAACTGTATTCCTTCCTTCTCCGCTTTGCCAACACCATCTTTGCCGACTATGAGTTCGCTATGGACACGATTGGGAGGATGCGTTATGGGGATGCTTGGAAGATGCCTGCGGTTCGCTATCCGCAGAACTTTGAGATGCGCACCGATGCGGAGTTGACCGCAGAGATTAAGTTGGCCCCGACCTTTTCCAAGGCGATGTTGGCCCAGCAATACCTTGACACTCGCTTCCCCATCCAGGAGGAGAAAAGTGCGATAATGAAGTTGAGCGTCCAGGTTGACCCCTTCTTCAATCTTGAAACGAGGGATGTCTTGGCGTTGGTTGCTTCGGGCATTGCCCCCAAGTGGAAGGCGATAATGCACTTTGAGTTGGAGTCCTTGATTAAGGAGGCTTTGTCGGAGAACGAGGAGTTCTTGACGCTGACCTTGGCCGAGCAGAAGGCGGTGTTGATAGAGATGGCCAAGAAGTTGGTGCCAGAGGATGAGGGTTCATCCAGGATGACTCCCCAAAGCGTTATGAACGCACGGACGGCTATCCCTCCTGCACAGGCAGAGGACGAGGACGAAGAGGGCGAGGAGGACGAATCGTAATATGACTTTAGAGCAAATTCAGTCCAAGAAGCAGAAGAACTTGGACACAATTGGCGAGGAGTTTGGCAAGCAGGTGGAGGAGTCGCAGAACGAGGTTCTGCCTCTTATTATTGCCCTGCTCGCTTTATTCAGTTACGACAAGAACGGCAATATATCTTTTGACACGGCCAATTATGCTCGTGTCAATGCCTTTATGGATGGAGTGGATGGGGCCGTTGCCGGGAGCAAGTATTTTGATGCCTTGGTTTTCTTGATGGACAAGGTGGATGCCCAGGCCGAACTTACCAGAGAGATGTACCGCAAGATGGGCCTTGACCCCGATGCTATTTCGGGCATTGATTACGAGGCTCAAATGACCTCTACGCTTGAAGACTTGACGAACTTTAAGTCGGGCTTTTCAACGGCCTTGAGAAACTTTATCCTTGCATCTATTGCCGCTGGCTCTGACCGAACCGCTTTGGAGGAGGGCATTGCCCAAATCGTGAAAGGGGGTGCTGGAAAAAAGGGGTTGCTCTTTGACACGGCCACGCTTACGGCTGACACGATGTTTGCGGTCATTGATCGCTCCTTCACCTTTGCGATGGGCGAGGCTTTGGGCATTAAGAAATATTTGTACGCAGGAGGCTTAATAAACGATTCTCGGCCATTTTGTGTGGCGAGGGATGGTAAGGTATTCACGAAGGAAGAAGTGCGCTCCTGGGGCAAATTAGGAGATTGGAAGGGTAAGATTGTCGGCACCGATGAATCCACCATTTTTATCTACTTAGGAGGCTATCGTTGCAGGCATTGGCTTGTCCCTCAAGTTTAGTTTGCCCATTATTGTTTATATTTGCGGTACAAACCTAAAACCTAAACCTTTAACCTTATGAACGAAAGAATTACAGGACGATGCGTCCCTGTTCTCCGTGCGGATGGAGAGCAGATTCTCGTGACCATTGCGGTTGCGAAAAACACCGAGTTTCTCAAAAAGTACGGTATGCGTATTCTTGACGAAACGATGCTCCACGCCACTCCCGAAACCTTCTCGGCTTCTATCCCGGAATTGCCTAAGCGCAGACCGATGTTGGTGGCCCAAGAGCCTGTGGCCGTTGTTTCAACGCAGGAGTTTATGGATCAGACCCCCGAAGTCCCTGCCGATGAAGAGGTGTTTGAGCAAGAGGTAGCGACCGAAGAGGAGCAGGCCGAGATTCCAACCGAAGAAACCACAACCACTAAAACCCGTAGAAAATGAGCATAGACTCCAAAGAGATGGCCAAATGGTTGTTTGACCAAGAGAAGGATTTTGAAAGCCTTGACCAATTCAAGGAGGAACTCGCCAAGAAATATGTCGCTCGTGAGGTGGCCGTTGATGACGAGGACATCCGCAACAAGGTAACGGGCAAGACGCTCGGAAGCCTTGAGACCAAGTTTAAGCGTTCCTTCAACCTCACCGAGGAGGATGTCAAGGGGAAGAAGTTGTCGGATTTGTTTGAGGTTGCCCAGCAGCGCATTCAAGCTCAAGTGGATGAGCTGAAAACTCAAGCCCAAAACAGCGGGAAGGACGATGAGGCTTACAAGGCTCAACTCGCTGAACTGAAAAGGCAGAAGGGCGAGTACGAGACTTTGGCCGGGGAGTTGACGCAGAAGTTGGAGCAGAAGGAGGTGGAGTCGCAGAAGGCCATTGAGAATTACATTGTGAACCAAGAGGTTATGAAGATTAAGGCCAATGTGCCTTGGAGCGATTCGGTCAATTCCCTTGCGAAGAAGGGCTTTGACATAGAATTGAATGAAAAGTATATCTTTG